CCACGCATAAATAGCCTGGTCATCATCACCAGCTAAGTATAAATGTTCAGTTTTAGTTTTTAATATATCCACTAACTTCCATTGTAATGGAGATAGATCTTGTGCTTCATCAATAAATATAGCTTTTAATTTTGGAATCTTATCTTGTTTTTCTATTAACGTTTTAATTAAATCATTAAAATCCATTATCTCATTTACTTTTTTATATTCTTGTAAAGTGCTAGCTATATTTTTTAGTGGACCCCAATCAATAACTTTTCTATCGTGTTCATTTCTATTATATAGTTCTCTTATGTTTATATCTAAGTTGATAGCCTTACCTATCATTTGAAAGTATGGATTGTTGCAAGTTAAATAATGTGTTTGCTCTTCATTATATTTATCAGAATAGTTTACACGAATACCTAAAAGTTTTCCTATCTCTTCATAATTATACGGTTGCATAATTTGTTCTTCATTCATGCTTAGAAGATGAAAACAAAACGCATGGATAGTTTGGAAGTAAGGGACTTGTTTTTCCGATACTCCCACCCTATCACGCGCTACCCCAGAGGCTTTTTTAGTAAAAGCAAAATATCCAATCTGGTGATATGGAGTACCAGTTCGAACATATGCTCGTACCCTTTGAAGTAATCTGTAGGTCTTACCTGTTCCAGGTGGACCAAATATTTTAGTCAGCTTTGCCATTTGATTTTTGAAACGTATCCACTAACTTTCCTTTGTAACCCATTGTTCCATAGTGAGTTGTTTCTCCATCAACAACAGCGTGAAATTTAAACCCAGCTTCCTTTGCTAGATCACAAAATTTTACATCTTCACCTATCCAAATACCGTCTTTAAATTCTGTTTCCCAAAAATTATAAAGATATTTAGCTGCGTCTGGTGATATGGCACTGTAATTTTTGATATGTAACTCAGGGTGTTTAGCCATCAATTGCTCATATATTTTTCTGTGAATCATTGTAAGACCAGCAGGACCTCTTTTGATTTCACATATCCCTTTGTTATCTATATTTATATTTTGATAATCTTCAAAATTTACAGAATACTTTACAGAGTTATCTTGTGTCTTTTTTCTGTATGGACAACAAATAAAATCTTTCTCAGCTATTATCATTCTACCTACAATATCAGGTTCGAATGCTACATCTGCATCTACAAATAACTGATAATCAAAACCTGATTGTAAGAACAATGCTGTCAATATATTTCTACCATACCCAATGTATGGACATTTAAATGTATTGATTGTTGTTTTTATTTTTGCTTGTGTAAATTTATCAAATAGTTTTATTAATGATAAACAAGTATCTACATGCATTTGATCATATGCAGGTAATGATACACATATACTAGGTACTTTTTTCGTCATACTATCTCCTTCTTATCTTCTATTTCTACTTTTTCGTCTGGTGTTTCTTCTCTTTCTAATCCTTCTATAGGTAATTTAAGCACCCGTAGTTGTGGAAAAGATTCTTTGTTATCGCCTTTAGGAAATCTTTTCTTACAATCAAAGTCTCCTTTAAAATGTTGGCGAATCAAGTGAGCTGTCCTATCTCTTTTCTGAGTCCAGTCTCCTCGTTTTAATTCTTCATAAAATTTTTGAAATATAAAATAGTAATGATCTTCTTCTATCAATACTG